ATCTCCAGTAGCAAGTTGCGGGTTAACAGCAGCATCTGGATAACAATGAATACCTTCTTTTTGGAAAGTTACCCAGATCTTTTTCTTAGCTGATTGTTTAATGCGTTCTATTTGTTCACGTTCTGCTTGAATCATTTAATAATCTCATCCTTTCCGTATTCATCCCAGCTTGTAAATGAATCTCTAGTAGTTAACGAATTTAATGTATGACACCATACTCCTGGATTAGTAGCATCGAAGTCCTTGTCATCAATCTTTATTGTAGCATTATATCCTAACTGTGTCAAGTACGGAAGTTTCACTGAAATTTGAGGAATAAATCTACGCTTTTCAGTAAGGCCGCTTTCTAACAGCCCTTCTGCATCTTTTACATCAAAGTCTAAAGTACACCAGTAACCTGCATCTAAGCACACATAGATCATATTTTCCCAAGGCCGCCATGTTTCTATATCATCAGTGCCTTTGGGATTAAAACTTTGATTTGCACCAAAGTAAATGTGTGTACAATAGTGCTCTCCAGCCAGTTCCATAATACTATACGGATCTTGTACTCCTACTACAAATAATGTTTCCATACCAAATGCTGGAGTACGTTCAATCTCCTTACCAGTAAAGAATGTAATATTTTCTAATTTACCTGATTTATAATCACGATTCATTGGGTTCGCCTTGTATTTGAAGATTAACAGCCATTAACTCTTGTTTAGCCTTACTACAGTTTGCATCATCATCTAAATACGGGCTTTTTCCTGCACATATTTGATCCATTAATTCAATTTGCCGTTGCACTAATTCTTCCAATCTAGTCATTGTTTAATCCTTCTTCTAAGGCACGTAACTCGTCATCATCGGGGTTGGCCAAATCCACCTCTTCTGATGTAGTAACTTCTTCAACATCGAATAAGTTAGTAAATGTATTTTGTGCAGGGCCGCCTTGTAGACGAGCCCCCTCTAGACTTGTCAAGAATGGACGAGCCTGATTGATCATCTCAAATGCTTCTTCTTTAGTGGCAGTATTAAACAACTCTTCAATAAACTGATTAAAGTACAAGATGTTACGTGGAACCCAATCACTAAACTGATCGCCAGTTGAATCCTTGGCATTTAATTTCTTCCAATGACGCCAATCTGGTTTAAAGCGTGTTGATTCGATATCTGCCAATTGATTAGCACGTTGTACTGCTACAATATGACAATAAACATTATGCCCCATCATTAATGCATAGGCAAAACTATCCCAAGATGTTTTATTAGGAATCTTACCTAGTTTATTAAGTCTAGGCGCAACCGTATAATGTTCTGGATTTAAGTGATTAAATTTAACATCCACGCCTAGTTCTTGTTGTGTTTTTGGCACACCTAAATCATAGTAGGCAATATCTTTCATAGTCAGTCTGCGACCAATTTCACTTTCAAACGGAAACGGAATATCGCTACCAGACAGTGATTTATTATCTGGAGCCTTGTCCATGATAACACTCCAGCGTTTGGTACTATGTTGAGCATTGGTATACACAAGACCGTGTGCTGTTGCAATAAACGGACTGGCACAGTCAAAACTAATTGTAAGTTCTGGATTAATATGTTTACGAAGCTGTCTTTGTATACTGGTCAAATAGCAAGCCCAATCTAGTTGTGCAGTACCTAAGAAGTGAATCCAATTCTTTCCTTTTAATAATCCATCTTGACGCATGGTCATTAGACGTTTAAGTGTAATGTCCATTTTACACATATTTGCACCACCGAATGCCCACCCTTCTGCTTCTTTGCCAGCATAAGGACCTGCAGGATCGCTATATTCTTTAACACCGTTGTACCATTTCTCAGCAGTATCCCAATCTCCGCCTTGTAATACATTCAACCACTTGGTGTGACCTAGACGATTCTTTAAGAAATAATCATTATTAAAGCGTGTTTTTTCCAAACAATCTTCAAAAGATTTCAACCCTGTTTTTGGACTGTGAATATGATCACATGCCCAGGTTGGAACGTCTAACATCATTGACCAATCAGCAGTCATTTCTAACCACTCTAAAATGCTTTGGCGAGTTTTGTTAGCAGCCGGACCATCAAAGTTTAACCAATCAAACTTAAGAACACCTTTACCGATCTGGTAACCACCAGAGTCGCCTAAGATCATTGTATTAGGTCGATCACGTTGTTGTATCATTGACTCTTGGGTGATACTTTTATTAAGATCTAACTGTGCATGGCCTGCTGAATATAGACCATACTTGTAAGTAAAATAGCCTTCCTCCGGATTTAAAAAATTCATGCCTTCGATACCGCGGTCAAATCCTGCCGGAATACGTTCTTTAGACACAAAATCTTCTAGACGCTGTTTAGCAACATAGGTACTATAAAACGAGCTAATAGCCGGAAGATATACAGCATAGTCCTTTTGTAACGGGGTTAAGTTAACTTGTTGTTTCATATGTGTCCTATGCCTGCGCCGGAATGATATATTTGTATGTTGCTAGGCCACTGTCCATGGTAATTTGTAATGCACCGCTATCGCTGATACTTAATGTACAGTTGTTTACATCTGCAATTTTTAAAATGCTTAAGATAGCATTTACTGGCCATGTAAACCCTTTAGTTAGTTTGCCTGTGACATTAGTTGCAAAAATAAATTCGCCACCATGTGTTGATTGATCACCAAAAATAAACTTTAAATTACCTTTGTCGTCTGTTTTAGCAAGGAACGTTGTATGTTCGTTGTTAGCACCTGCTTGGAAACTAAAACGTTGAATTGCCTGTAGACTAGGATTAACTTCCACATCCCAATTAGCACCGCGGAATTTTACTGTTTTAAGTTTTTCGTTAATGATTTCTGTGTTCATAAAACGATAGTCATTCTTAAAGTCGCCGCTTTCATTTTCAAAATGTAAGCCTGTTGGCACAGTCTCACCATTTCGATCTGATTTAACCACATCAATCTTAGCGTTTTCTTTGTACTCGGCACCGTCTAACAAATATTTTAATTTGTTAAGTTGCGGCATGCCAAACACACCTAGCATATCTGCATATGGTTGGGCTGTTTCTGCATACATGATCACTGTACGATCATCTGCCATACTATCAATTTTAGTTGAGGCTGCTTCGCCTGTGATTTTTACAATGTTTAAAAAGCCTAGGTTGTGTGTATGTGCTACGATGTCTTGTAAGATCTGTTTCATGTGAGTTCCTTTATGTTATAGTTAAGTATATTTAGAAAATATTCAATTGTCAAGTATTTTTTATTCAAAATCAAAAAGTGAGCCGAAAGTATTGTTTTGGGTAGTTGATTCTAAATCCCATTCCAATACTCCGATAAGATTATCTAGTTTGTTGTTGATAATAGTGGCTTCCATCTCTGCGTGATCAAATGGTAATTCTTGGAACCATTTGGGCAAACGCAGTTCATCTACTGGATATGCAATTGATGTATATCCCAGCGGATTATCCTTCATCTTGCAGACAATAACTTTCATACCGTCTACAATGTTCATAGAATATTTGTCGCCGTTCATACGCTTCAAAGTATTCCAATTGATACTGGCACGAACGTGCCCTGGCATATTACTCTTACCTGCCTTTTCTTCCTTGGCCTGATAGGCTGCGATATTGTTAGCCCGTTTAGGACTGCCTTTTTCCCAACCTGGTCGCAGTTTAAACTGTGTCCTAAACTCGCTGATCATTTCAAGAATTTCTGATTCTCCTGCGCCATTTAACACTTTGGTCAATACTTCACTTAAAAAGTTCTGCATGAACTCTGGTGTGTCTGACCGCTTTAAATCCAACCCCATGGCTTTAATTTTGCCCGGCTTGCCGTCTACGTCATACCGATTGCCATCTTTGTCATAGTATAAAACTGCATATCGTTTTTTGGTAATGAATAGTCCTTTGACTGCAACAATTTCACGTCCTGCCTTGATAACATCACCGCGACTTTTTGGACAATGAAAATCATCTAACATCAATTGCGGGAATGTGCCGTTAACTTCGTCTGCTATGGTATTGTACAAATCAATAACAGTATCACGTGTCCAGGCAAGTTGCCCCTTGGCAATCTCATTCTTTAAGGTATTATATGCACTAAAGTACGCACTATCTGTGTCACCATAAATGATACTCTTGCCTACATGATCATAGTCGCCTGCAATAATTTCATTTACCTTTGCAGCCATGTGTCGGGCAATGCGACGACCGGTAAGGGTAGTGGATTGACCAATCCGGTTATCAAAGAAACGACAACCGGCATTAAGAATAGCACCATACAGACTGTTAAGATTAATTTTTTTAACCAACTGACGCTTGTCCCAATATTCCTCTTCAATCTTGTTGCCTGCATCAATGGCTTCCTTTAATTTTTTCTGCATTTCTTTACGTTCAGCATACCAACGTTTTAATAGTCCTGGAATAATTCCGTCCTTGGCATAGGTAAAGATAGTACCGTTGGCACTGAGCATCCACGGTTGATTACTTTCAAATATCAGTTCATAGATCTGAGCACCGCTCATAACATCACTGTGTCCATCTTCCCAGTCAATGATAATTTCGTTAGATTTGTCCTTGCTCATGACAAATTCATATTCATTGCTGCCAAACTTACCTTCCCATGCAGCCGCAAAGGAGTTACCTTTGGCTATCTTATTGGCAATTTCATCTTTGGTATAATCTTGACGTAGTTGTCCTACAATAGTTTCTGGCCCCATGTTTAAGGCACGAATTGCACTGGGATATAGACTGTTAATGTCCATACTACCAATCCAATCATGAATGCCTTTTTTAGGATATGCTACGTATGCACCTGCGGCCTGGGTATCGGCAGTGTCGTCTCTGCGTGGGCGACTCGGTACAATCATGCCCAAATGATGTGCTTCGTTAATAATAGCCTGCTCAGTTACTGCTACCGCGCCCATAGTAGTTTGTAGTAGTACTGTGCAATCATGGGCTAGGGTATTGGCAAGATCTAAGAATTTAAGTTTTTTGTCTAGCCGATCTAATAGCATGGTATCTTGACGATTGTATTCGATAAACTTTTTAAAGTCATTATTATACAGTTGATCGAGGGTACCTTCGTATTGAGTTTTACGTTCGCCTAGCTCATATTCTGCAATAGCATCTAGTGAATAACTGTGTCGTTCCTCGTAAGTGTATTTGCGATACAATTCAAGACTATCCAAGTGTACTCGACCAACTAGGTCATATGTGACTGCGGCCTTGCCATACTTTTCGTATTCACGTTTTTTAGGCAGTTGGTCGAATAAACATAATCTACGAGTATCCTCTTTGCTCAGGGTTTTAATAATACGGTTAACGGTATAGGGCATATCGAACCCTTCACTATTCCATCCGCTTAACACGTCTGCATCGTCAATGAGATTCAAGAATGTATCTAACATCTCATATTCTGTTTCAAACAAAATGGTATTTGGAAAGTCCTTGACCTGTTCCTGGGCCTGTTCCATGGTTAATGTCTTTGGAGGTACTGCTAAACACACTAGGGTATCCAGCCATTGGAGATGAACTGCAATTGCGGTAATAGGCATAAATGCATCGTCTGGTGATGCATAGCCACGTTCAGGGTCAAAGTCTACCTCAATATCCCAAAATGCTACGTTTAGTTTAGGCGCATCTTTGCCTAGATAATTTTCTTCTAAACAGCGAAATACAGGATTGATATCACTTTCATAAAGTTTATGACCTGAGTGTATCTTTTGTTCTTTGATATTTTCTTTCCAGCTCTTGCTAGCAACTTTGGTCAGTGGCTCTCCAAAAATTGATGTGTATTTTCCTCGACCATCGGGATAATAGAAAACATAGCGTGCTGGAAACTGCTGGAATATACGACCTTTGACGGGATCTCGCTCGACGACCTTGACAATATCAAGATCTCGATCCCAAATGGAATCTACATACGACATTTACTTCTCCTTACCACTTATGGCTGGTTAACCTTCTAATGTGCGACTTGTGGCTCGCAATACCTTTCTATTAATTACTTATTAATCTAATCAATGCTATTGTATCAATACTGACTAACAATAGATAATTGGCCAACATGCCCGAACTGCCTCGAGTACTGGCTGCCCAGCCAAATATTGCACACTGTGTTATGAACAATGGATAGAGTATTAAAAATGGCGGATTAGGTACAGTTAGTGCCATAACAATAGCGCAGGCTATACTTAAACTCCATCCAACGAGTTCAAGCACAAATCTCAAAGGCCATTCTTGATAATCAGCCTTGACCCACTTAACAATGTCTATCACACTATTTGACAGTTGATCCATTATTCGTCCTTGAGTCGATTGGCATGCCCACTGATATCTACAATTGTTTCTAAATCATCAAACTCACGGAATACTTGGTCCCATTGATCTTTCTGTGCAATTTTAATTGCTTTTTTGATAACACTTGGTTTAACGTCTAATTCTTCTGCTATTGCTTTTATTGTTTCGTTTAGTCCTTCTGTTAGATCTGCGATCTCTTGCATTACTGTCATGCCTTCTGAAACAATTTGTTTAATTTTGATTTTTTCTGGATCGCCAAATGCTTTACTCATAGTATCTCCTTGATAGTTTTACTAGTATATGAGATTGAAAAGGAAAGGTCAACTAATTTTTTAGATTAATTGACTTCTGAAGGTTAACGTTTTAACGGCTGACCAAATATGCTAGTACCTTTCATATTCAGTGCATTATCTGTGGGTTTTTGTGCTTTTGGTTTAGGTTGCGGAGGCGCCTTAGTGCCGCTCTTACCTGGCTCGCCAGTATATGATTTCTTACCGCGGGCTGATCCTGGACTTAGGTGTGGTGCACTAACTGTTGCAATTGATGCAGAACTTGTTGCACCTGCGGTTGCTGCTTCTGCCATGCTTTTTTTAACAATTTTATAAGGATGATATTCAATTTCGCCACCGTCGTCGGGTTGAATATGTACGCCAGTTTGTCCAACGCGAGTTACTTTGCCTGTACGTGATTTATGACCACCCGGATATTGTTCTTTGCTAGTATCTGCTGTAACATAATCGCCTACACGAAGATCAGTTTTTGGCATCGGACGCTCTTTACCTTCGAGTAGTTCAGTTATTTTCATTTTTTTAGTTTGTTCCTGTCTGGCACTGTGCTGAGTGTATTGATATAGTCAACTTCTTGAGATTTACCATTTGATAGTTTAGTTGATTTAACCCCCATAACCTTTGCAGCATGATTTGTGATTTCTTGATCGGCGTCTGTATATCCGATGGTAGTAAAGCTACTACCGATCGGACCATTGCGATCCATTTCGTGATCCGGAGATCCTGCCATGGCTACTCCAAATCGATAGGCTAGATAAGGGTGATTGTTATTGTCTAGGTCTGGCCATATTTCAAGATTAGGAATTGCGCCTTTAGGTGATTTTTTCAACTTAGACTTATTTTTATTTTCTTGTATAAATTCGCTTGCTCTCATTTACTTCCCTATAGGCTTTTCATTTGTCATGTAAGGCCTGCTGAACCAAAGTTGAAACCATTCCGGTGTGCCTGGCTGTATATTATGTTTTTTCATTAACTGGGACTTTTCCATCCCTGTTAAAGAAATATTACTACCTTTATTTATTTCGGTCTCGTGTGATGATGTAATACCACTTAATCTACGTAAGTCGTCTAAGTTCATTTGCTTTCTAGTAGTTTAATTAGTTTAGACATAGTAGCTTCTGCACTTTCACCTACCGGAACACAATTGTTTACACGAGTATTTCCCTTCATCTTAGTACCTTGTTTCTTATAACCTTTCCAACACTTAGGATCTAATCGTTGTTTGGCTTCTGCATACGGACGTAATTCATCGGATTTTGATGTTGGGGTTCGTAAACTACGAAGCGCCTTTGCTTCAATTTGTCGCACACGCACTGGACTAATTCCTAGGTGTTTTCCGACATCTTCTAAACTTAAATCATGCCAAAATCTTAGTTTTAAAACAATCTGCTGTCTTTTTGATAATCTTTCTAGATGTTTTGCAATTAAATCTTTAAGTTCTGATTTTTCAAAATCTTGTTCGTATGGCTCGTCGTGTTCAATACCGTAGCGATCAGCAGCATGTACCGGATCATTAGGATCCAAAGTTGGCATTTTATTACCACTGCCTTTATATGTATCACCATCTGGATTATACCGTGCTGCCTGTTGTTTAGGATATGCTTCAGATGTTTGTTTTTCTTTTGCATCTTTGGCTGCTTTTTGTTCTTGCGGAGTAGGCACTTGTACGTTTTTCATGTTGTCCATATTACGTAATTTGGTAGCAATAATTTTATGGCCGCGACTTTCTTCAACACCGTTACTGTCTTTAGCTAACTTGGCAGCAAGTTGATGAACTCGAACTCCGTAGTCTTTGCCATTCTTTTTAATTAAATGTTTAATAAAATCAAAATAATTGTTTCTTTCTTGTGAATTGCGCACGGCACGACCGATAAGTTCTCGAGCTTGTGCAGCATCTGACACTTCATT